CCTGAACGCGCTCGGGAACCTGGGCAACCTCCTCACGTCGGCCGGTGCCGACATCGTGCGGGGCCTGATCAACGGACTGACGTCCAAGCTCGGCGAGCTCAGGAGCGCTGCGTCCAAGATTGCCGACACAGTGTCCGGAACGGTAGGGAAACTGCTGGACATAAACTCCCCCTCCCGGGTCATGAGGGAGCAAGGCAACGACACCATGGACGGTTACGTGCTCGGCATTGCCGATCGCATCCCGGACTTGCGGCGCCAACTCCAGGGCGTGGCATCGCTGGCCCCGAGCTTCGCCCTCCCGGGCGGTCAGACGCTCAAGCTTCCGCAGCTCGGCCAGCAGGCGCCCACGGTCCAGGTGTTCATCGGCAACGAACAGCTGAACTCGCACTTCGACACCCGGATCGCGCAAAACAACCAGGCGCGCGACCGACTCGCCTTCCAGGGGGTGCGCCGCTAATGGCGGACGGAATCGTCTACCTCACCGCCGACTTCACCGCTGCGCCCGGCACGCAGACGACCGCTAGCATTGAGAGGGGGACGTCCTTCTCCGGCCCGTGGACCCTGATCGGGTCCGTCACCCTGTCCGGAGAAGTCGGTGTCTTCTACGACACCAGCGCGCCCCTGGACACCAACGTCTGGTACCGCTGGACCGGTGACCCGGGCGGGACCACGATCGTCCAGGGCCCGTACATCGAGCCCGGAGACGGAACGGTCCTGCTGAAGGACCCCCTGCGCCCCTGGGCGAACCTGGTCCTGGAATTCTGCGAGACCACCCAGCAGGCTCTCGCCGCCGTCTGCGAACCGGCCGGGCCGGACATCGTGTGGGTGGGGTTCGGGGAGTTCGTCCGCCGCGCGGACGCGAACCTCTTCGACATCTACGACGCGGAGAAGCCAGCCGACATCTACGGCCGCCGCAAGCGTCTGGACGGCTCGCTCCGCATCTTCACCAAGACCCTCGTGGCGCGCGACGCGGTCGAGACTCTGTTCACCGCAGGCGGTCCGCTCCAGCTCCAGATGCCCGCCATCTACGGGTGGCCGGACGCGGTACTCCAGCCAGGAGACCTGAGCGAGGCCTACATCTCGCGCGACCAGCGCCGCCCGTACCGGCTGTGGGAGGCGCCGTTCACCCTGGTCGACGTGCCGTTCGGCCCGGCGCAGGGGACGGCGTGCGCGAACTGGTGCGCGGTGGCGGAGGAGTTCGCCACGTTCGCGGACCTGACCGCGTCCGGCTTCACCTGGGCGCAGGTCGCCTCCGGCGAGGCGGTGTGCGGCGACGACCCGGACTGCACGGGCGGTTTCGGCGAGTGTGCATTCGGTGATGGCCCTTACGGCGATGGAGGATAAGACCCATGGCATATGTCCCGTACTTCCCGGCGATCGCGGTGGGCTCCCTGAACTGGGGAACCCCGCTCAACACGGCGATCGCCAACCTGGACCGGGCAAACAGCTCCACAGCCCTGGACCAGGGATTCATCTCCTGGCAGTTCGACCCCGCCACCAACATGGTCGCCACGGCCCTGACCTCGGGGACCGTCACCTGGTCCAAGCTGTGGGTCCGGCAGCCGACGACCATCACCAACGTGTGCGCGTCCATCGGCGTCGTAGGCGCCTCCCTGACGGCCGGGCAGAACTTCGCGGGGCTCTATGACTCGGCGGGCACCCGGCTCGGCGTGACGGCCGACCAGACCGCCGCGTGGGGCACCGCAGGGTTCAAGGAGATGGCGCTCACCGCCCCGGTGGCGGTGACCCCGGGCTACTACTACGTCGCCATCCTGGCCAACGCCGCTACCGTGCCTTCGTTCGCGCGCGGCAGCGCACTGACCGCGTCCATCCCGAACGCCAAGCTGACGGCCACCGACGCCCGGTTCGCCACCGGACCCACCGCCCAGACGTCCCTGCCCGCGTCGGTCACCATGTCCACCCGCACTCTGGTCGCGAACGCGCTCTGGGCGGCGGTGAGCTGATGCTGGCCGCGTCGGCCACGTACAAGACGGCCATCCACGCCCCGCACAAGCTCGCCTTCGAGGTCGACCTTTACGCGGGCCCGGGCGGGGCCCTGCTGGAGAACGACGTCCCGATCTTCGGCGGGTCCATCACGGCGAACCTGACGCACCGGGTCACCCGGTCCGGCACGTTCTCGGTGGGCCCCGAGTGGTGGCCGACGCTCCCCACAGACGCGCTCACGCCCTACCAGACGGTGGCCAACATCCGGGCGGGCATGCGGTACGGCGACGGCTCCAAGGAGATGTTCGACGTCATCACCGGGCGCGTCGGGGACCTGACCCGCAACGCCACCGGCGACGTCACCGCGCGCATCGACGACCTCGCGGCCGACGTCATCGGGCTGCCGTTCGAGCAACCGCGCAACTCTGAGAACGTCACCATCGTCTCCCAGATCGAGCGTCTCATCACGGAGGTGCTGCCGACGGCCACGTTCGGCGCGCACGACGTCGACCCCGACGCCATGACCCCGAAGCTGACGTGGGATGAGGACCGGGGCAAGGCCCTGGACGACCTCGCAGCGGCCGTCGGCGGGCGCTGGTACGCGCTCGGGAACGGGGACTTCGTCGTCCGGGAGATGCCCTACGACGTGGGCACCGTGGTGCAGGAATTCGAGGACGGCCCCCAGGGGCTGCTCATCCGGGGCGTGCCGAGCTTCAGCCGCGACCGGGCCGCCAACTCCGTCACGCTCGTGGTCGAGCGGTTCGACGGGGGCACTCCGTTCCGCGTCACCGCCCGGGACACCTCGCCGTCCTCCCCGACCCGGTTCGGCGGACCGTTCGGCAAGGTGGGGGAGGTCATCAAGGTACAGACTCCGCTCACCCTGGGGGAGGCGACGCAGGCGGCCCGTGACTACCTGAACGCGGCGACCGCCCTGTCCTCGCGCTGGCAGGCGGACGTAGTCCCGGACTACTCGATGGAGCCTGGCGACACCGTGCGCCTGCGCTCGCGCGGGGTGAGCAGCGTGCAGCTGATCGACTCCATCACCTACCCGCTGTCCCCTGGGACAATGGGCCTGTCCACGCGCGCGTACGTACGCGCGCAGGCGACGCTCACCTAGAAGGGACGGCATGGACACCACAGACTGCCTGGGGCTTCCGTTCCCTCAGTGCGATCCTCCGCTCACCAAGGACGCCTCGGACATCACCCAGTTCCAGGCCCTCGCGGAGGCCACCGACGCGGCCGTGCAGGCGTACGCCGACGACGTGGACAACCTGTACACGTCGCCCGACGCGGTGGCCATGCTCGGCGGTACCAACGTGGCCGGTCAGGACGTCGTGCACTTCTTCGGCGGTGGCGCCGAGTTCGACAACGCGGGGATGGCCGACACCACCGCCCAGGTGATCCGCGTCCTGGAGACGGGCTGGTACATGGTCGGGGGCCACGTGCTCATCACCACGGCCACGGCGGTGTTCGTGCGCGTCGAGCCGCTGGTGAACGGCGACCCCCCGTCGTCGCGGCAGGGTCCGGGCTTCGCCACGGCGGGCACCGAGGCGGTCTCGTTCGCGGACGTCCTCTTCCTCCAGGCCGGGGACTCGCTCCAGATGATGACGCACCACGTCGCGAGCGCCGTGACCGTCAACACCTACTCGGTCCGCATGTGGGCGTTCAGGATCCTGGTCAATGTCTAGCCCCCTGCCGTTCGGGCCCGCCCCCTCCGGCGCCTTCACCGAGTCCCGCATCGGCGTGGTGGTCCTGGCCACCCCGAACTCGATGTTCGTGGACGTCGGAGGGACGACCATCGAGGTGGCCTTCGTGCTGCCCTTCACCGCCACCGCCGTCTCGCCGCCCGCCGCCGGGACCGTGGTGCAGCTGATCCGCCAGGACGCCTCGTGGGTGGCGCTGGGACGCCTCGTGGGCGCCGGGTCGAACTCCATCCTGAACTCCAGCTTCGAGGCCTCGGTGCCGGGCTCCTTCCCGTCCTCGTGGGAGTCGGCCAACGTGTCCGGCTCCAGCACGGCGACGGTGGTGGACATCGCCGGGGCGCCGGACGGGGACCTGGCCGTGCGCGTCTTCTCCGCGCAGGCCTCGGTGCACTACCTGTACAGCTCGCCCATCGCGGTCAACGCCGGGGAGGTCTGGTCCCTGAGCGCGTTCGTGGGCGGTGACTACTCCGGCGTGCTGCCCACCGCCGACGCGGCCCTGGTCGGCCTCTGGTTCGCCAACTCGACCAACCTGTACCCGACTACGTCGTCGGCGGACACGGTGGTGGTCACGGCCGTGGACGTCCCCCAATACCCGCCCTTCACGTCCCTGTACGGCAACGTCACGGCGCCCGTCACCGGCTACATGCGCGTGGCCCTGCGCTCCACCCTGGCGGCCGGGCAGGCGCTCGTGTGGGATCAGATCATCGCCCGGAAGGTGTGACATGCCCGCGAATACGCCCCGTGGCTACACGTACCCGCTGCTGTCCGATCAGGCGGACTTCCCCACCCAGATCCAGGACTTCGCCCAGGACGTGGACACCGACGTGCAGGCGCAGGTGACCGCGACCACGGCGGCCCTGAACGCGCCGTCCGCGCGCGCGAGCCACAGCCTGAACCAGGCGATCAACCCCAGCACCTTCACGTTCGTCACCTTCAACACGGAGGAGTACGACAACGCGGGCATGGTGAACCTGGGCGTGAACAACGACCGGATCACCTTCACGTCCACGGGCATCTACCTGGTGGAGGCACAGGTGAACTTCGCCCCCAACGGCAACGCCGTGGTTGGCGGGCGGAAGGGGGCCATCGTGCAGAACCTCTCCGGCGTGAGCGAGTCGCACAACACCATCCCCGGCATCCAGACGTTCGCCACCGAGCTGAGCATCACGTCCCTGATCAACGTGGTGACGATCGGGGACTACGTCCGCCTGCGGGTGATCCACGACTCCGGCGCCGCGCTGAACGTCGATGCCCGGTCCATCTCGGCCACGAAAGTGAGTGCCCTCTGATGCCCGCGAATACGGTGAACCGGGGTTACCCGTACAGCCTGCCGACGGACCCGGCGGACGTGGCCGGGGCGCTCCAGTCCCTGGCGGAGTCGATCGACGCCGACGTCTGTGCGCTTCAGGACGGGCTCACAGGGCGGCCTGTGGCGCGCTTCCGGGGGACGGGCTCCTACGCCTCCCCATCGCCCACGCACCCCGTCAACAGCCCGCCCACGCCGTACACGGACCGCATCCCCTTCAACGTGGAGGACTTCAACACGGCGAACGTCGTGATGCTGTCCGCCGACGTCGGCCAGCGCCTCATCTGGCCCCAGGACCCGGGGTTCTACTTCGCCCTCGCCACGGTCGCGGTGCCGCCGCTCACCACGGCGGGCGCCACGGTGGTCTACCTGGGGTTGCAAATCCGTCTCGCCGACGGCACGAACCCGACGTCCCTGGTGCCCGCGCCCCGCCTGGCGGGTATCAGCAACTCGGCGCCGGTGGGCGGGGACGACCGGAACATGAGGCTCATGGCGCTGGGGTGCGGGACGTTCATGAACGGCACCACGGACGCGTTCAGCGTCGAGTTCCGCGCCGACACCACGCCCGACGTGGCGGAGTACGTGATCAGTGAGCGCACGATCACGATCCTGAAGATGACGACCAGCTGAGGAGCAGACATGACCGCGTACCTGAAGGACCTGGCCGAGAGAGTCATCGGCGTGTTCGTCATGACCCTGGCGGCCCTGGCGGCCGCTGCGGCGCCGTTCGACGTGCTGACCTTCGGGTGGGTCCGGGCGTTGACCGTGAGCGGTTCAGCCGCTGTCCTGGCGCTCCTGCTGGGGCTGGCTGCGCGCTTCCGGGGGGACCCGGACTCGGCGGGCCTGACCCGGTAACCGAACCTCACATCGATGTCCGTTTTATCACCTCATTGGGGGCTGTGGATAACTACCGTCAATGACGAGTACATCGATGTCCGTTTTATCATCTCATCGACGGCACGTTAGGTAGCTCAACTAAACAACCTGAGGGCAAGGGGAAGGCCCCCTTCCGGGGGCCCTTTCCTCAGAGGATCTGGTAGTCGATCCGGTAGGTCCCGGTGGCCGGGGCCGCTCCCAGGTTCTTCACCCAGGGGATCAGGTCCCCGTCCGCCACCCTCCGGCTGTGGGTCCTGGAGGCCTTGTCCAGGGCCCCCGCCAGGTCCGTGGCGACCACCGCGTAGGTGGTGCAGCGGCGGCCCGCCGCCCGGCCCTTCGGGCTGGTCTTCGTGTAGTCCCGGATCTCGATTTCGTAGGTGTTCATTTCGTCTCCCTTGTCCCTGGCTGATGTCTCAATTAAACAACCTATCCAGGGTCGTGTCAACCCCTGACGGAAACTACTTTCTGTAGTTATCCACAGCCCACTAAGAGATGATAAATCGGACATCCAAGTAGGGTCTGATCACACAGAGAAGCCCCTCCCGGACGAGAGACGGGAGGGGCTTCGACCTCAACCCCTACACCGCGCCGTCGGGGAGACGATGCAGGGGGAGCGGTGGGGTGCGGCTAGAACGGCGCCGCCTGGCCGGGGGCGAACGGGTCGACGTCCTCCGGGGCCTCCTCCAGGAACGCGGCGGCCGGGGCGTGCGGGTTCTTCGCCGCCGGGGTCCAGATCACGGAGAAGGTGTGCTGGCCGTTGTGTCCGCGCTTCTTCGGGGGGAGGTCCTCGCCGCGCGTCACCTCGATGTACGCGCCCGCCTCCAGCTTGCCGCCCGCGAGCTTCATCGCCTTGACCATGGCCACGTGGAGACCGCCCTTGACGAAGAGGCGCCGCGAGCCGTCGTCGTCCGGGACGGGCTTCTCGACCCACCGCTGGGAGACCCACTCGTAGGTCTTGCCGGTGGCCTCACCGCGCATGTCCATGATGAGTTGCATCATGGGCTTGCCGTCCGCCCAGAACTTCAGTGCGCTGGTCTCCAGGTCGGTCTGCTGGCCCATTTCCCAGGACTCCAGGGTCCCGCCCCACTTGAACCCCGGGTGGGGAAACTTGACGGAGATGCCTCCGCCGGAGAGGAACTTCTCCGCCGCCTGGGCGCTGAACGGGTCGTATGTCATATCCCCTGATCCTTTGCTCGGTGATTCCTTTGGTCCCGGTACCGTCCGGCTGATCAGGCTCGCGGACGGTACCGGGTACAGGGTGCCTACCCCCTGCGATTTGCAGCCATTCGACGGGGGTTCTTCCGGGGGGCCGGATTCTTCCGTCTCATCTGCGGGCAGTGCGTAAGAGGGAATCGAACCCTCTCGGCTCGTCAGCCGTCCGCCAGAACACGCGCCACGTTTTACGGCCGCCGCCAGGAGTCTCTAGGCCAGTCCCGTATCCGGCCGTAAGGCCTTCGTCGCCAACTGATCATCGTTTGACTCCTGTGCGCATCCGGATCGCGAATCCGGTGTTGGCCAGGGGTCCTGTGCGGAACCCGTCCATCTGCGCGCCACCCGGATTACCCGCCGGGCCGGGGCCCCAGGCCCGCGATGGGTTCTGGTAGGTAGAACTCTACCGGCCTGGGGCCTGGTGTCAACCCTTGTCAGCCAAGCTCTCGCAGGCGCTGCTGGGCGAGCGCGACCAGCCGCTGAAGCTCCATGCGGTCGACACCAGCGGCCTTTGCCTGCCGCCACAGGGCGGACGCCTGATCGGACGTGGTGACGCGTGAGAAGCCGTCCTCCCAGGACCACGCAGCCGGTGGTACCGGGGTCACCGAGGCCCGGACCTCCCAGTCCCCGGTGAAGTCGATGACCGGCTCCGGAGGCGCGAGCGGGGCCGGGCCGTCGCCCCAGGGCTTCATCTTCCCCTTGGGCTGGGACCGCACGGCGTAGCACAGCTCGGCGTGCTGGGCTCCGGCCTCCAGGTCGGCCCACAGGAGGCTCACGGTGCCCTCCAGGTCGCCCTGGACGGGCATGTGGATGACCACGCCGACCTTCTCGGAAACCTGGGGTACCTGCCACGGGCCGGTCTCCACAGAGTCGCCATAAGCGCCCGGGGGAAGCCACGTGTCCGTGTTCCAGTCGTAGATGCCGTTCTGGTTCACGCCGTGCGCATACGCCCAGAGCTGCGCTTCGATCTCGTTCTTGCCGTAATCCATCGTCTTGGCGGTCTTCAGGTCACCGATCACGTACTGGCCAGAGGGCCGGTGAAAGAAGATCCGGTCGAACGTGCCACACACCCACCCGAATTCCCGGATGATCGTGGTCCGCTCGATCAGGGACGTGATCGGCTCCAGGCCTGCCTTGCCGAGTGCGTCGGCGTACAGGGCCAGTGACCGCCGGAATTCCTTCGGCGCGTCATGCCACGTCTTCAGGCCCGCGTCCATGAATTCCGTGAACTCGTGCAAGTACGTCCCGAGATCGCTGCCTACCTTGGCCCCGGCCGCCGCCTCCAGCTCCATCGCGATGGCGTTCAGGCGGTCCTTGTCGTTCTCGTGCGTCAGCCCGTGCGCCTGGAGGAGGAGGTCCCGGCGCCGCGCCGCGCCGATGACGACGTTGCGGGCCTTCCACTCGCCCAGCTTGATGGTGCTGGACGCCTCCTTGATGAACGTCGTCACCCGGGTGTATCCCCAGGGGTTGCCGTTCTTGTACTTCCGGTATGTGGTCTCGCCGGGCAGCGCCACGGCGTACCGCTTCATGTGGTCGCGGCGGACCTTCTTCGGCTGGCCGTTGACCCCCATGACCGGCTTCACGTCCTCGGTGGAGGCCGGGTCCATGAACTGATCGGCGGTCACCGTGGGGCTGAACGTGCCGGTGGCGATCGTCACGCCGCGCGGCGCCGGGTCCAGGAACTGGTCGGCCGCCGTCACCCGACGTGCCGACACCGGGTCGGTGCCCTGCACCTTGGTCAGGGTGTCGGTGACCGGGATCGCCCGGTGGGCGATGGGCTCTTCCCCAGCGGCAGGGATCGGGTCCGCTCCGCCCATGGAGCCGTGGACGTCCGCCAGGTGCCTGCGCGCGGCCGCGCTCGCCTGCGCCTGCCAGTCGGCGTTGGGCAGCGCGTCCGTCACCGCCTCCTCGGTCGGCTCCGAGTACAGGGCCGCTACGGACGGCTCGGCGGGGTCACCGGCCGGGAGCTCCAGGCGCCCCGGGACGTCGGTCATGTCTTCGTCCCCGCAGTCCTCGCACTCGTACCCGCCCTGGCCGTCGGCCCGGATGCGGTCGCCCTCGTAGATCGCGCACTCGCCAGCCGAACAGTGGCCGTCGTACATCGCCCCGAACCACGGGCCCTTCTCGGGCATGTCGTCCCTCTCCACCGCGTCGTCCCTGTCGTCCTCCACCGTAGGGGCGGGGTCCGACACCGGGCCGAACTCCGTCGGGTCCAGCCCTTCCGGCAACCTGGCCGGGTTGACCAACAGCGGGCCGGACGGGTCGGGGGTGGGGACCAGGCACAGGTGCTTGTACGGACTGCCGTCCTTCTTGGCACGCACGTTCAGGTCACAGTCGGGGCACTTCACCGAACTCATGTCTCTCCTCTATCCTGATCGGAGAGGCCCGGCCCCAATTCTCCTGGGGCCGGGCCTCTTGCTGCTCTACTTGCGGGCGTCCCTCATATCCCGGATGGCCTGGAGGTACCCCTCCGTGGTGGCCGGGGCGTTGACCGTCTGGCCGGTGGCCTGGTCGTGGACGTTGACCGTCCCCGCCGGGGCCCCGGTGTCGGTGACGAAGATGACCGGGTAGGTCGGTGCTCCGGTGTCAGCCATGTCAGTGTCCCCATGCGCCGGGCGGGATGGAGACCCCGCTCTGGTCCAGTGCTGCCTGTGCGTCCTTCAGGGCCTGTGCGGCAGCTGCCGCCTCCACCCTCCGCTGTTCTTCCCGCTGCGCCGCTTCTGCGGCGAGCTGGGCTTCCAGATCACTCACTGCTGTTCTTCCCTTCTCTGAGGGGCGGGGCTCCACTCTCCGGAGCCCCGCCCGCTCGGTCAGTGTTCGAGGGTCCTGCTGCCGATGTGGATCCCGGCGGCGGCGGGCGCCTCCGGGCAGTTGGCCGTGTGGACTCCGCTCAGGCCCCCGGGGAAGCTGACCCGGCTCGCCGGGCAGGTGCACTTGCTGACCGGGGCCTGGGGGCAACCGCCGTCGTGGTGGTCGTTGGCGGCGTAGCTGGGCGGGCAGGTGCAGGCGGGGGCCGCGTCGATGGCCGCGAAGACTCCGGCATTGTCCAGGATGACGATGGCCTGCGAGACGCGCTCGCTGGTCTCGTCACTGCGGACGTTGGTCCGCAGGGTGGCCAGCGCCTGGATCAGTTCGGGGGTGACCTTCGGGGCAATTTCCGGCTTGGCCGTGGCGATCTTCAGGGCCGGGGTGACCGCCGCCGGGGCCTCCTCGGCTGCCGGGATGTCGGCCGTCTCCACGTTCAGGAGGGACTGGAACTTGCCCTGGCAGGTCCCGCAGAGGGAGTGACCCGACTGCTCCTGAGCCCTCTTCAGGGTGAACGCCAGGGGGCCGAAGGCCCGGATGCTACTGCGGCAGAGGGCGGAGCCGTCCTCGCCGAACGCGTGGATCTTGGTGCCGGTCCGGGTGGTGTCCCAGACCTGGGAGGTGATGTTCATCGTGATCTCCTTTGCCTCGCGGCCCCGACGGCCTCTCGATGTCTTAATTAAACAACCCACCGAGAGGCCTGTCAACCCCTGTCAGTCACTTGCACTCTGACCAGCGGAAAGCGGGCTTGGAGACCTCGCACAGGATCGGGACGCCGCGCCACTGCCAGGTGAACGCCACCGCCAGGAGCTGCGCCCACAGCTCGGCTTCACCCTCCGGAACCGAGAGCACCACTTCATCGTGGACGACCGCCCGCAGGTACGGCCGGACGTTCTTCCCGCAGTCCTCAGCCTTCCGAACCAGCCGCAGCAGCGACTCGCACATGATGTCCCGCGCCGCACCCTGGCCCATGAGGGCGGGCCCCTGCGTGTACGCGCGCGCCGGATCCGGGCGCATCAACCGGCCGAACCCGTTGTCCAGGAGGCGGCCGGACGCAGCCTCCTCGCGCACCTCCTCGATGTACTCCGCCAGTCGGGGATACGCCTCATGCTTCGCGTCCCGGATCTGGTAGCACTTCTCCAACGGAATCCCGGTGCGCTCCGAGACCGCCTTGGGGCCCTGGCCGTAGTTCCCCGCGTGGTTGAACGCCTTGGTCTTGTCGTACGTCTCGGGGGTCGCCTCGCCGAAGTAGATCAGCGACATCTCGCGGTGGGCGTTGCGGCCTGGCTGCATGATCTCCATATACGCCGGGTCCTGGGAGAGACCCGCCATCGCCCGCAGGTCGACCTGCGAGAGGTCGGCGGTGATGACGACGTGGCCCGGGTCGGCGACCATGATGTCCCGCTCGGCCGCACCGGCGCCGCGCTTGCCCATGGTGGAGATGCCCGGCTTGACGTGGGCCCACCGGCCGGACCCCTGGGCCGCGCCGATGAGCGCGTGGACGCGGCCCTTGTCCGTCACCCACTTGGCGACTTCCGCGTACTTGCGCCGCGCACCGGTGGCCTGGAGAACCAGATCCACCACCTTGCCGAGCTCCTCGTTGCCCGCGTACACCTGCATCAGCCCGGGCTGGGACTTGCCGGTGTCCGTGTTGAACCAGGGCTCGCCTCCCAGCGCGTCCGCGCCGAGCGCCAGGGCCCCGGACTTGGTCCGGGGCAGGTGCTTGGCCCCAGCGGTCCTGAAGGCGCGCTCGATGGCCTCACGGCCGGGCGCGGTCGCCCAGGGGGCGTCGTACGGCTCGCCCGGGATCCGTTCGGCCAGCCCGCGTGCTACGGCCGCCTCGGGGAACATCTTCGTGTACCGGCAGACCGCTCGGTGCGAGTAGCCCCCTGCTGCGTCCCGCCACTCCTTGACGACCTTGAACCGGTCCGGCCGGTGAGTCGGCATCCCGTACTCCTCGGACAGGACGCGCACCGCCTCCTGGCGCTGCGCGTCCTCGTGCGCGACCCGCTCCGCCAAGAGCTCGGTGTCGGTCGCCCAGCCGTTCAGCGTCATGCGGTTCTGGAGCGCGACGATCTCCATCTCGCGGTTCGCGTACTGAATCGTGCGCTCGTCCGGACTGTTCCCTTCGTCGCCCATGCGCAGCATGCGCAAACCCTGATACGCGGCCTTCGTCGCGGCCAGGTCGCCCCGCAGGTAGTCCTGGTACTCACGCGAGTCGAGCGGGATCCGGTCGTACCCTCCGTACCGCTGGGCCAGAGCCTTGAGGTCGTCGGTCTTGCCCTCGTGGCCAAGGCGGTGCGCCACCTGGTCCAGGCCGTAATACCCGTTGGGCATGCCCTTGGCCAGTGGCGGATCGATCAACCGGGCCAGGACCTGTGTGTCCACGGCCTTGGCCGCGAGCGCGTCGTAGTCGGCCCCGTGGTGGTGTGCGAGGGCAAGGAGGTCGAAGCCCAGGATGTTGTGGCCGTAGATGACGTCGGCCGCATTGAGCTGTGCCAGCGACGTTCGGTACGGGTCCGGCGGGTAGTGGCCGGACGGCTCAACACTGCACTCGATTTCGTGGGCTTCGTCGTACGCCAGGCCCATGAGCCGCACAAACGACCCTTCATGCCCGCCAGTGAACAGCTTGTCGGCGTCGGCGGTCTCCAGGTCGAATCCGAGGGCGACGGGCGAGACAGGCTGTGAATAGCCGATCACCTCGCCACCTTCACGCACCTGGGTCCATTCACCCGCGCTCGGGAAGTCCTCGGGGCGCGATTCGCTGGTGATCTCCCACTCGTCCGGCGCCGGGGGCTCCGGCTCATCCCGGACCCCGCTGAACGGGTCCATGCCCTCCTTGTTGATCTCCACGCCGCTCCACCCCCGCTGCTGCTTGCCGCCGATGCTGAACCGGCCCTGCTGCACCTTGGCCGCGCGCACCACGTCGTGCGCCCCGAACCGGGACGCGAACGTGCGGTCGTTCCACGGCCGGTGGCCGCGCTCACCCGCCCAGTCGTTGAAGGCCTTGAGCATCTCCTGTGTCTGGGTGAACCCCTCGGGGTTGAACGTCAGGCACTCGTCCGAGAAGCCCAGGATCAGGTCCGTCTCGGCACGCCAGCTCCTGGTCTCGCGCTCCACACGCTCCGGGACCGGGAGCATCATCCGGCCGCGCTCGTACCACTTGCGGGCCCCCTCCACCATCCAGGCCAGGGCGGCATCGCGTACGGCCGGAGTGTTGGCCGCGTAGGCCAGGGTGGGGTCTCCCACGCGGTCCAGAGGCCCTTCCAGGGGCTCCCCGGCCTTCCTGAAGGTGTAGGGCCACGGCATGAGCGACAGGCGCCTCCAGGTGCCGTGGTCCGTCTCGGTGACGGTGGGCCGGTAGTTGGTGTTGATGAAGAGGCTGTGGGAGGCGATGAACTCGACCGGGTCCATCCTGATGCGGCGCGCCTTGATCGTCGGCGTGCCCACCGTCTGCTTGAGCCGCTGGACGTTCAGGTGCCGGGCCTCGGGGGTCTCCTCCATGAGCGCGTACCGGGCCCCCTTGAAGTCCATGAGCTCGGTGGGGTGCGCGTCCGGCGACGCCATGAGGACGCGGTCCGAGACGAGCACCCCGTACCCGGCCAGCGTCTTGCGCATGACCTCCATCACGGTGGACTTGCCGTTGGACCCCGTGCCGTGCGCGATGACCATCATGTGGTCCGGCGTCATGTAGCCCGTCAGAGCCTGTCCGATGCGGTCCTGGAACCACTCGCACAGGTCGGCGGGGACGGCCTCCAAGGCCCGGTCCCAGACGGCGTGACGCAGGTTGGGGTGGTACTCCGCGTCACAGATCTTGGTGATGCAGTGCTCGGGGTCGAACGGCAGCAGGCGCCCGGTGGGCAGGTGCACCGTGCCGTTGCCGACCGTGAGGAGGTCGGGGTCCCCGTCGAACTCGGCCGCGTCGCGCTGGAGCAGACCGCGCGAGAGGTCGCGCAGGGCGGTGAGGCGGCTCTTGCCCAGGATGGCCCGCCACCCGGCGATGGCGCCGGAGAGGTTGCGGGACGGCTCCTTGCGCTGCGTGGCAAGGACCGCGTCGAACTGCTCACTGGCCCACTGCCGGACCGCCTCCAGCGGCTCTACGTCGGAGACGTCACGCCAGATACGCCCGTCCCACCGCAGCCACCCGAGGCCCGAAGCCCAGCAGAAGCGCCCCTGAAGGGCTTCCGCCAGCTCCTCGACCAGGAACGCGTCCGTGAACGCCGCGTCCTTCTCACCGGCGCCTGGGGGCGTCTGCACGGCCGCCGCGCCCAGCACCTCCAGGGTGCCTCCGGCCGCGAAGAAGTCGTCGACCCCCTTGACGGGCTTCCCGTCGACTTCGGCGGGCACCACGAGGTAGTTGACGGTGGCCGCGCCCCGGCTCTTGAGCCAGGCACCCAAGCGGCTCATGGCCAGCTGGACGTTGCGGTTGCCGGACGCGTCGGAGTCGAAGCAGACGACGGCCGGGCGCCCCTTGATGGGGATCTCCTCCCAGTCTCCGAGGACACCGTCCTTGGCCTTCCAGTTGAAGACGCCCGTGAGGCCGACGCAGGCCATGCCCTGAGAGACCAGCGAGTCGACCTTTTTGACCCCCTCGGTGATCCACAGGGACGCCCCGGGCTCGTCCCGCAGGCGCTGCGCGGTGTTGGCGGGGACGTCGACCACGTTGGGCGCGCCCTTGGGGGTCTCGTACTTGATCGGGACGGGCGTGCCGTCCTCCTTGCGGCGCGTCCGGGGGACGTGCGGCTTGTACTGGTAGCCCCGCACGTCTCCGTTCATGCCGTACATCGGGATCAGGAGGCCCGGGTAGGCGTCGTCGCGGTTCCAGACGTACGGCTTGAAGCCCAGGGACTCCAGGAGGTCCCGGTCGGCGCCGGTGCCCGTGAGGGTGCGGTAGCCCCGGGCGAGGGCCACTGAAGAGTCAATATCGGAGTCGGTCATCAGCTCCGAGTAGTGCTCGGTGGACAGAGCGGTGATCAGGTCCATTCGGTACCCTTCAGGTGCGTGCTGACGGTGCGCGTTGCCGCCCCCGGTGCCTCTCTGAGGTTCGGGGGCGGTCTGCTGTGAGGGGCCCTGAGCTGCGCCTAAGTCGCCTCTAGACGGGTTAGACAGCTACTTTGGATCCCCCTCACGTAAGGGATCCTATATCTGAATTAACCAAACTTGCTGTCTAACCCGTCTAGAGGGCTGTTTCCGTAGGAACCTCTAAGTCGAAATGTCCGACTCGGCTTCAGCTCCGGAATCCGGGAGCGCCAGGGTAACCGTCTCGCGCCCGGCCACCTGGACGACCTCCTCCGCGTCGTACTCGGCCGGGCCCCAGGGTCCCTGGCGGCGGTACGTACGCAGGCGCAGGCGCGCGGCCCACCGGTTGATGGTGCGCTCGCTCACGCCCGCCAGCTCGGCCGCCTGCGGGCGCGTCACGTACGTGGTCTGGTCTTTCGTCTCTTCGCTCATGCGTCCCAGGGTACGGCGGGTGTCGGGGGTTGACATGGGTGGGCCGGTGGTTGTTTAATTAAGACATCAAAGGCCGTCGGGGCCTCGGGAGAGGGAGTCACTGTGGACATCGAGTCGAAGATCTGGAACTACAGCAACACCGGAATGAAGCTCCACGCGTTTCTGAACGGGGTTGCCATCTGTCGGTCTTCGATCCGGCGCCCGGGTGCCGAACCCACCGCCCTCGACTACTGCGAGGCCAAGTCGCACCAGATGTGCTCGGCCTGTGAGGCCAAGTTCAACGCGGCCATCGAGCGGGCCGAAGCGTCCATGGAGCCCAGCACCGGCGAGGGCGACTACCTCCCCCCGGCCGAGACCCCGGCCAAGCACGGCCACCACGTGGTGGGCCCCCTGCGTACCGACACCGATCAGAAGGAGAACGACGCCATGGGCTACAAGCAGCGCCGCATCGACGGCCCCCTGACCGCCAGGCAGCTCAACATGCTGGAGCGCCTGGCCCGGGGGGAGCGCCAGTCGGAAGCGGCCAAGAACCTGAAGGTCTCCACCTCCCACGTCTCCGCCGAGGTCCGCGTAGCCGCCACCCGCATGGGGGCGTCCACGTCCAGCGAGGCGGTGGGCATCTACACCCGGGCCATGGCCTACCTGGAGGCGGCGCGTCTCCTGGAGGTCGAAGCCAACCGGTCCGTTCAAAGCGTGGGCGACCGTCAGGTCGTTCTCGTGCTGGGCGAGTTGGCGAAGCTCCTGCGCGACCGCGCCGCCGCCCTCCTGCCGTCGTGAGCGGCCCCCGGATCTGGACTCCGGGGGAAGTGGCCGACCTTCCGGACCACCTGCGCCACGGCGGCTCGACCGCCTACGGCAAGTACCGGTGCAGGTGCCGGGAGTGCGTCCAGTGGCGCAACGCCTACGACCGTCAGTTGTACCTGCGCCGCAACGGCGGCCCCCTGCGCCACCGCGTCACCGGGCGCAGCCCCTGGTACGTGTGCGCCGACTTCCTGAGCCTCACGTACGCCTGGCACGACTACGACGCCCGGGACCTGTGCCGCCGCTGCGGCGCCGACCGGGAGACCGAAGAGCTCTGGGAAGAGCGCTGGAGACAGACCTCACCGAAGAGGAAGTGATCGACATGGACATCGCCGTATGGGTGTTCTTCATGATCGGGGACCCGACCCCGGAGGAGCCCGGCACCCCCTACGTCCAGGCCACCGCGTCCCCGTTCAAGCACGCCCGCGACCCCCAGGACGTCGAGCGCCGCTGCGCTGAGGAGTACGAGGACAAGTACCCGGGCCACCCCGTATGCGAGTGCGGCTGGCGCCAGCAGACCGTGAGGGTGATGGGGCAGTGAAGCCCGGATACGTCCGCTGCCCGCTGTGCAAGCGGCCGGTGAAGCTGATGCGCAACGGGCTCATGCCGCCCCACCTGGCCAATTTCGGGAAGGTGGGCGCCGGGTTCCACGGCCTGGGCAATAACTGCCGGGGCGGCCTGAAGCGACCGCAGGATGTGGAGGAGTCGTGACCGAGCTGGAAGCGGCAGAGCGCCTGTGCGCGCTGCTGAACGAGGTCGAGACGGCTGGGCTCCAGGTCACCGTCGACCACAACGAGAACATCTGGGTGGGTGACGTGCAGGTTGCGGCCCCGAGCGACGACGAAGAGCCCTGGGAGGTACGTCCGTGACCGAGCTCAAGCTGCGCGACTACCAGCGCCAGGCCATCGACGCGGTGTTCGCGGCCTGGTCCGGGGGCATGCGGCGCCCGGCCATCGTGCTCCCCACCGGCACCGGGAAGACGGTCGTTTTCTCGGGGCTGGTCAAGCAATTCATGGCGGTCCAGACTCCCGTGATTCCGATCGGTACGACGCAGGTCATGCCCGGGGCGTGGGACGTAGGCCGCCGCGTCATGATCCTGGCCCACCGGGACGAGCTGGTCGACCAGGCCATCGCGAAGCTGCGGGCGGTCATGCCGGGGGTGAGCATCGGCAAGGTCAAGGCCGAGGACAACGACGTGGAAGCCGACGTCATGGTCTGCTCTGTCCAGACCCTGGCCAGCCTCAAGCGGCGCGGTGACGTGTCCGCTGGGGCAGTGCGTCAGGGCCGCATCGGCCTGATCATCACGGACGAGTGCCACCACGCCGCCGCCGCGTCGTACAAGAAGATCTACGACGCCTTCCCGGACGCGCTCCAGCTGGGCGTCACGGCCACCATGGCCCGGGGCGACGGGGTGGGCCTCGGGGACGTCTGGGACGACGTGGTCTACACGCGGTCCATCCTCTGGGCGATCAGCAAGGGCTACCTCTCTGACGTCCGCACACGGCAGATCGATCTGAAGGAACTCGACCTGGCGGCCGTCAAGGCCTCCCGGGGTGACTGGCAGGCGGGAGACCTGGGCGCCGCGCTCATGGACGCTCACGCCGACACGGCCATCGCACGGGCGTACAGGGAGCACGCCGGGGGCCGCCAGGGCATCGTGTTCACGCCGACCGTCGAGACGGCCGTGGCAGCGTCTGATGCGCTCTACCGGGCGGGCATCAATGCGTGGCCGATCAGTGCCGACACGACCCGTGAGAAGCGGCGGGAGGTCTACGAGGATTACCGCAGCGGCAAAATCCAGGTCCTCGTGAACTGCATGGTCCTCACCGAAGGCTTCGACATGCCTCAGGCCGAGGTCGCCGTCATCGCCCGGCCGACCCAGTCCGCCTCGCTGTACATGCAGATGGTGGGCCGGGTCCTGCGGCCCTACCCGGGCAAGAAGGAGGCCCTGGTCCTGGACCTGGTCGGGGCGTCGGCCCACAGGCTGCGCACCCTGATCGACCTGGAGCCAGGCTCCGTCCAGGAAGTGCGCGACGGCGAGTCGCTGGCCGAGGCGGTCGTCCGGGAAGAGGAGGAGAAGAACCGCAAGGTCCCCGCCGGATCCCTGGCGTTCGAGCTCAAGGTGCGCGAGGTCAACGCGTTCGCCGCGTCCGAGCACGCCTGGGTGCGCACACCCAAGGGCGTGCTGTTCATCAACTGCGGATACACCCGCGTCTTCCTGTGGCCGTCCCGGGACGCGGACGGGCAGTGGGATGTGTGCGTGGCGGTCCCCGGACAGCCGTGGAGGCGCGTGGAACCTCACGTGAACCTGGACCTCTCCTCCGCCATGGCGTGGGGCGAGGCGGTGTCCGAGGACTACTACCCCGGGTTCTGCATCACCCGGTCGGCGGCATGGCGGAGGAAGCCCGCCAGCGACAAGCAGAAGCGGCTGGCGGCCCGGTTCGGCATCGACACCACGGGCATGAACGCGGGCGCCGTCGGGGAGGCGATCGACGCTGCGGCGGGGGCCCGGTTCTTCGATCCTTTCGTCAAGGGTTGACATCCACCCCCGAGTAGTTCGTTAATTGAGTCATCGGGAAGCGGGTCAGGAGAAAGGGCCCGCTTCCCACCCACACAGCACCACACACCGATCAAGGAGAAGCACATGGCCAGGATGTACGTCACCCCCGAGCTCGCGGCCCGGTTCCTGGAGGCCAACACCCACAACCGCAAGCTGAGCGAGGACCGTGTCCGGGACTACGCCCGGGACATGCTCGCGGGCCACTGGCCCTACAACGGCGAGACGATCAAGGTCGCCGAAGACGGGACGATCATCGACGGACAGCACCGTCTGGCTGCCATCGTCCTCTCGAACGCCATGGTCGAGATGGAGGTGATCACCGGGCTCCCCATGGAGGTCCAGGCCACGGTCGACACCGGCCGCCGCCGCAGCGTGGGCGACACGCTCACGCTCCAGGGTGAGCAGTACTCCCGGAACCTCGCCGCCATCACCGCCAAGGTGTGGCAGTGGGACAACAAGAACTACCGGTTCTCCACCCGTCCCAGCCCCACTGCGGCCGAGGCCCTGGAGACGCTGGAGAAGTACCCCTCGCTGCGCCGCTCGGCTGAGCTGGGGCACCGGGTGGCGCTGAGCTTCAGGCCCGCCCGCGCCTCGGTCCTGGGTACCGCGCACCACCTCTTCCTACAGATCGACCCCGACGCCACCGCGCTGTTCATGGCGCAGCTGGAGACGGGCGCCGACCTCGCGCACGGGCACCCGGTCCTGGCGCTCCGCAACCGCTTCACTCAGGACCGTCTCCAGCAGCGCGCCGTCCCCTTCCACGTGGGCGTGGGCTGCTGCATCCGGGCCTGGAACGCCACCCGCGCCGGGGAGTCGCTGACCATCATCAAGATGACGGCCGACGCCACGATGCCGAAGCCGGTCTAGCCTCTTTCTTCGTCAGGGGTTGACACCCCTCTCGATGGGTTGTTTAATTAAGACATCGAGAGGGACACGGACAAGACGAAGGAGCCCGACATGAACATCCACAGCTACCGCAGCAACGTCAACGGCCGCACCGCCGAGCACAACCTGGCCAACGGCGTCCTGACCATCTTCGAGGGCGGCTCGATCCTGGTCGAGCTGGACATCCCCCAGGGCGCCACCCCCGGCGAGATCTGGAACCACATCGAGGCCGACTACGACGCCATGAACGAAGAGGCCGAGGCCATCATCGCGGCGGTCGTCATCGAGACCCCGGCCCCCAAGAAGATGAAGATCAGCCCCCGCTACAACCACGAGGCCTACGGCATGCGGGGCCACTCCGGCCGCAAGAGCGACCGGGTCACCCGGTACAGCCGGAAGATCAACGGCAAGGCCTTCGAGTTCAGCCGGATCCAGTGGGCTGCGGGTGGCACCACCCTCCGGGCCTACGAGGCGGGCACCGCCAACATCGTCCACGAGATCCAGTCCTAGGAACCCCACCGGGGCCGGGCAGGAGAGTTGCCCGGCCCCTCGGGGCCACACCACCACACAGACCCCCGCCCCCAAGGGCGGGGCCACCGGAAGGACAAGCACCATGGCTCAGCACATCCCCCTGGAGAAGTTCCAGTTCGAGGGACTCGCCAACCCCGTCCAGGAGATCTTCCTCAGCCAGGACCGGGACGGGAACGCCATCCAGGTCATGGCCTCTAACGGCTTCCTCGGAGTCTCCGTCCACGGAGACGCGGTAGGGATGCTGGAGCCGGAAGACGCCGTCGTCCTCCACGCGGCCTTGGGCGAGTGGATCGCCAGCCACAAGAGCGCGTAGCACCACAGCCCCGACGGTCACAGGGCGGGTTCGACTCCCGCCCGGGGCACTCCGCACCACCCCTCCGAGCAAGGAAGCGTGATGGGAAACATCAACTGGGCCCTCGGGCTCGTATCGGTAGCGGCCGGAATCCTGGTCGGAATGATCGTCCTGGTCGTCGGCATGTGGATCGACGCCCGCCGGGCCCGACTGGACCAGGCGGCCGAGAGGCTGGCGCACATGGCGGACGCGGCGGACACCGCCGGTGCGGCCCTCCAGGCCCTCCGCCCTCTGCCCCGCCGCACCCCGGGCGCCAGCCTGAACGACGACAGTGGCGCGTAACACCAACCGCCAGGGTGCGAACTTCGAGCTCAAGGTGATGCACGACCTGGAAGAGCACGGGTACACGTGCCTGCGCTCCTCCGGCTCCCGGGGCGCCGTGGACGTCGTGGCGGTGGCCCGGCGCGGCTGGGACCCCGTGGACGAGTACGACTCGTCCAACCTGCTGTTCATCCAGTGCAAGATCACAAACCCGGTGATTCCCCCGTACGAGCGCAACGCCGTACAGGACCTGGCCACCCGGGCTGCGGCGATCCCCCTGGTCGCCCACTGGGCGCCCGATCAGACCACCGGCCTCATGCGGGTCCACTACCGGCAACTCACGGGCCCCGGGCCCAAGGACTGGGAGCACTGGGCTCCCGGAAAGGACGAATGATGGAACTCCATCTGAACGACGACCAGGGCAAAGAGCTGGTGTTCACGCCGTATGACGACGCCAGCCTCATGGTCCGGCTGCACGACCGGGCCACCGGCTCCCTGAAGCTGGACTCAGGCGACGCCGACCAGCTGTGGGAGTTCCTGGGCAAGTGGCTGGACAAGGGCACCGCCCCGGCGGCCCCTGCGCCCCTCACAGCGGCCGACGTACGCGCCATCGCCTCCCAGGTCGCCGGAGAGGTCGTAGCCCTCCACATGAGCCCTCAGGCCCGCCTGAGCGACGCTGTGGCCGCGCGCCTGTGCACCGTCCCGAACTGCCAGCGGTTCCCCGGGGTGTCGGAGCACTTCGAGCACGACGCCCCGGCCACGTGCGAGGGGTGCCGTGGCGGCAACCACCCGCACGTGTTCCGCCCGTGCCCCGTGTGCGAGTGCGGGTGGCGGGAGACGGACCCCGAGCCCCACGACGTCGGCCACCCCCTGGACCCGGTCGGCACCTCCTGGTCCGACCGCATCTGGAACGCGCCCGAGCCCGTCCGCTGCACCATCCCGGCCCCGGCGGGCGCGCTTCTCACGGACACCTGCCCCATGTGCGGATACCTCTGGATGCTCCACCAGCGGGCACCCAAGCCGAGCGAGCGGCCCCTACGGACCCCCTGCGGACTCTGCGGGAAGCCCTGGAGCGACGTCCACGGCCAGCCCGGCGACCCCTGCACGGGTGCGCCCAGGCAGCTGGTCGGGTGCGAGTGCGGGCACCGCTGGGGAGTGCACGCTGAGGTAGGGGGTTGTATCCGGTGCGAATGCAGCACGCCCCCGCCGCCCGTGCCGAGTGCGCCATGAGTGCGCGCATCTGCGTCCACTGCGGGATGGACCACCTGGGCGTAGGGCACCCGGTACAGCTCTGCAAGTGCGGTCACTGCACCCGGGTGCACTCAGGCTCTTACGGCTACGGGAACTGCCACGAGGACGAGTGCGAGTGCACCTGGTACGCACGGGACGACCGGAAGCGGTGGTGGAAGTGAGTGCGATCAAGAGCACCGACACGATCCTGTGGGGTGCACTCGGGTGCGCACTCGTAGGCACAGCGCACTCCGAATGGTCCCTGGCCGTCAGCGTGGGTGCGCACCCGTGGATTGCGGCGGCCGTACCCGGCGCACTCGACCTCTACGTGATCCGCGCACTCCAGGTCCGCCGGGACGTCTTCCTCTCCGTACTCGCCATGGTCGCGGCCAACGTGGCCTGGTACCTCGTGCACTCGGGGGACCTGCCCGTGGACTGGCCCCTGCGGAGTGCGGTGGGTGCGGTCGCACCCCTGGTCGTCTGGCGGGTGCACGCCCTGAAGTACACCCGCACCCGCCAAGAGCTGCTGTGGGGCCTGGAAGCGGGTGCGGAGAGTGCACCCGAACCGGAGCGCACCCGCTCGCGGTCCCGGTGGCCCTGGCGCAAGACGAGTGCACCCGCACCCGGCGAGGAGCCGCACCCGGTAGAGGACGAGTGCGCACCCGCGCACGAACCGTGGTGCGGTCTGACGCACCCGGATGACGAGCCGTGCTCCGAGTACGGGTACCCGCCCGCACCCGAGCCTGCACCCGTATGGAGCCCCGGGTACCACCTGGACGGGTGCGACGGGGTGCACCCCCTGGAGGGGCCCGCCGAGTGCATCCTGCGGGCCCGGGAGCTTACGGGTGCGGTCGCACCCGACTACGTACCCGCCTGGCTCGAATCGGGTGACCTCGCGAGTGCGGACGAGTACGCCGACAAGTGGGAGTGCCCGGACGCACCCGTACCGCACCTGCGTGCCGTACCCGCACTCGCACCCGAAGACGAAATGGATCACACCCTGCACTCCAAGGAGTGCCCCGACGGGTGCGCGTGCCCGAGTGCACTTGCCTACGTACCCCAGGCCGCACTCATGACAGGCGACCTGGAGTACCTGCCCACCGCCCAGGAGTACATCGCCACCGCCGACCGCCCCACCGTCCGGGGCCTGCGCCGCTACGCGAACGTCGGCCAGGCCCGCGCCGAACGCCTCCTCGCCCACCTCGGGGTCCGGAAGGAGAAGTCGTGAAGTTCATTGTGGCCCAGAACTACCAGCGCTACCTGTGGTGGTGCCGGGAGCAGAACCCCCCGCTCAATCCGCGCGGCCCCGAGGTCCGATACGTGACGGACGCCCGGGTGCTGCGGGGGCTCAGCAACATCAACTACCTGTGCCTGAACGGCTGGATGGACCGCCCCGACTGGCGGGACATCTACCACGAGCTCCTGATTCGCGGGGGGCGGCAGGCATGAGGGACGTCATCTCCGGCCTCCTGTGGGCCATCTTCACCCTCGCTTCGCTCATCGCCTTCCTGGACTGGATGCTCCCGTGAACCTGACCGCGCCGCAGGGCATCACCTACGGCACCCTCGTGATCGGCCTGATCGCCCTCGCGGCGGAACTCGCCGACTGGTACCCGGGCTGGAAGGCCCTGAAGAAGAAGCCCCTGGCCTACCTGGCCAACCTGGTCCCGTTCACCTTCATGTGGGCCGTCGGAGCCCTCATGGCGATGTGCGCAGGGGGCCTGATCGGATGGGCCACGGACTGGTTCGTCTGGGGGGCCGGATGGCTCGGAGACGGGGCCCTGATCTACGGCCTGGGCGGGGAGCGCCAGGCGGTCGCCCAGGGCCTCTCACAGCCCCTCACGAACGGCGGCCTGGCCATGACCCTCATCATCCTCACGATGGCCGTTATCCGCCTCAAGAAGGGCGGCGTGGACTGGAGCCGCAAGCGCGGCATCATCTCCGGCGCCACGCTCGGCCTGTCGGCAGGAGTTGCGGCCGTCGTGGCCGTCCCCCTCGCATCGGCCGTCAACATCGCTGGGGCCTGGATCCCGGGAGGGGCGCTGTGAGTTTCAACTTCGAGACCTACAGCCGCTACCCCTACGGGTGCAGGTGGTGTGGAACCCCGAAAGACAGGCACGGGTGGCGGTCGGGGTGCCTCAGCTCCACCCGCCGCTGGGAAGCTCCGCAAGACTGGCTGATCAAGGTCCGCATGCAGCTCCGGAAGGCCGACTCCAACCGGTGGCAGCGGCCCGGAGATGAGGACCGATGACGCCTGAAGAGCAAGGCGCGGCCGTCCTCGTGACGGCCGCCGCCGGGGTCGGACTCGCGGTCTTCGTCTACAGCCGTGACGCGTTCGTCCTCCTGGTGTGGGCCCTCGGGGCGGCCGCCGTGTGGTGGGCCACCGAGGCCAAGCGGACCCCCAGGAAACGCGTGCAGGATGCACCGGACCACTCCCCTCCCCCACCGGGGGACCCCTCTCGAAAACAAGAACCGCAGGTCATCGCAGTGCGCGACACCACGCACCCCAACCGCTGGACCGTCACCCGGCCATCGCCGTGGATGACCGAAGAGATCGAGAAAGACAGGGACGAATCATGAACGAGGAACCCGAGCGCACCACGAAGTACGTGGACGTGACCGTCCAGCTGATCTTCATGGGGAGCTACTACGACGCGGACGAGTGCGGATCGGTGGCCACGGGGTGGATTGACGCCGGTCTCGAAGACCGGGACAACCTGCGCGGCTGGACCACCCGGGTCACGAGCACCCGTGAGGTCCCCGGCGACCCGGAAGGGTTCGACGCGTGAACGCCGAACAGTGGTTCTGGATGCTGATGGTCATCGCCAACGCCCTGTCGATGGGGATCCGGATCGCCCTCATGCAGCGCGACGGCATCCACTGGAGCGACTGGATGTTCATCTCCGGCGGCCTGATCATCATGGGCTACGCGGCGTACGTCGTGGGGTCGTCGTGACCCTCAAGCAGCCCGATCCGGCCCTGGCCAACCCGAAGTACGTCACCACCTACCAGGCCTCGCGCGGCGGGCACTACCCGCCCCCGGCCAAGCCCGTTCCCGCCACACCGAAACAGAGGGAGAACTGATCATGGGATTCCGGCCGCAGCGCCCCGAGGACCAGCAGACCGTCGAAGAGATTCAGAAGACGGTCGCCGCCATGCACCAGCAGGAGCAGAACCCGCCCCCGCTCCTGCCCGGCACTGAGAACACCCAGGAGAACTGATCATGGGCTGCTACCCCAGCGCGAGCCTGCTGTACGGAGTCGACCTCGGTCTGTACGAAGAGTCGGACTGGCCCTGGTTCACCGATGAGCTGGAGGAGGAGCACGGCAGCCCCGAGGACGTCCTGGACCGCCTGCTGCGGGGCGTCAAGGAGGTCGGCCACGACACCTACGGCAACATCCAGAGCGGCTACACCGGCCTCGCGCTCTGCACCCAGGCAGTCCACGCCACGGCCTACAAGGCCAGGCCCGTAGGGATCGACCAGCTCACCGGCACGGTGAAGGACGACGAAGCCCTCCGGGCCGCCTGGGCGATTCTCTACCCCGACCAGATCATGCCGGAGCCCACCTGGTTCATGGTCATCTCCTACGGCTGACCACTGGCTACCGGCCAGTCATGGCCTGAAGACCACCACCGCCCGCCCGGGCAGATGACGGGCGGGCGGTGTCGTCGCTACCGTGGGAAGGCTCGGAACCGTTCCACAGCAGCAAGGAGCACCATCATGACCCGCGTCTGCATCGACATCGACGACCAGGGCAACGGCAACGGGGCCGTCCCGCTGGTCAAGGCCTACGAGACCACCGTCGGAGACGGCTCCCAGGTCGACTTCTCCATCGACCACAACCTGGGCGACCGCACCCCCTTCCTCCAGGTCTACGACCTGGCCACGGGGCTCCTGCGCGCCGACGCTGACGTCACCTGGAACGGCGACAACCGCGCCACCGTCCGGTTCGACCAGGCGCCCACCGCCCAGTCCATCCGGGTGCGCGCCGTGTCGGTGAAGCCCGCCCCCACCCCGGCCCCGTAAGCTGGGACCCCTGAAGGGGTCCCATCAGGACAGCCCCCGCCACTCACGGCGGGGGCTGTCTCGTTTACGCTTGTACGAACCGACACAGGGACGTGATCGAATTGGCCATACCGCCGACCGCCGACGAACTCGTAAGAGCTCTCAGGGCCGAAGGCCTGACCGTCGTCGAGTACAAGTCCTGGCGGACCCACAACCGCAACCATAAAGGCGCCTGGGGCCCCGTCAACGGCGTGATGCTCCACCACACCGCCAGCTCGGGAGAGATGAGCTCCGTAGAGCTCTGCTACAGCGGGCACTCCACCCTCCCGGGCCCGCTCTGCCAGGCCGTCATCGCCAAGTCCGGCACCGTCTACCTGACCGGGAACGGCCGCGCCAACCACGCGGGAGGCGGGGACCCCAACGTCCTTCAGGCCGTCATCGACGAGCGCTACGGCGACGTCCCCCCGGTCACCCGCATGCACGACGGCAGCGCCGGAGCCGTGGACGGCAACGCCCGCTTCATCGGCGCCGAGTGCATCAACCTCGGTGACGGCAAGGACCCATGGCCCCCCGCCCAGGTGGAGGCCATGGTGCGCTTCTCCGCCGCCGTCTGCCGCCTCAAGGGCTGGACCGCCAAGTCCACCATCGCGCACCGCGAGTGGTCGAACTGGAAGCCCGACCCCGCCGGGCCCGGCATGCCGTCCATGCCCCAGATGCGCGAGCGCATCGCGGCGCGCCTGTCCCACAGCTCCACCTGGACCGGCGACCGCCCCGCCCCCGAGACCCCCCTGCCCGACTACGGAAACGAAGATCCCATGAGCACACCGAACCTCTCCGCCCTCGCGCGGGCCGAGAATCTGATCCTCCTCAAGGACACCCCCCAGACCATCTACTGGACCGGGGAGCACACCGACGAAGGCAGTGAACACGGGGTCGGCGGCAAGACGGTCCTGGACGGCGGCAAGTACGTCGCCACCGTCAACGTCCAGCTGGTGGGCCTGGGCGAGAACGAGACCGTACGCCTCTACCCCGTGGAGGAGGACGGCTCCGGCAACTACGCGGGCCAGGGCGAGGCCCACGAGATCGAGGGGCGCGGGGATCCGGCCCTGCCGGTGAAGTTCAACGCCACCATCACCGGCCGGGTCTACAACCGCCTCAGCTTCCAGGTCGTCTCGGACTCCAGCGCCACCGTCACCCTGACCAACGCCACGCTGTCCATGCTTTCGTGGCCCAGCTGAATTTATCGATGGACGAGCCGACCATCCCCGAGATGCTCCGGGACCTCCAGGCCGACGTACACCGGCTCCTGGCCAACCAGGACCAGTACGTGACGCGGGAGATCCTGGAGCTCAAGCTCGCGTCCCTCGCCAAGGACCAGGCCGAGGACCGGGCGCGGCTCGATGCGCTGAGCCGATGGGTGTGGTCGGCCGTCGTCGGACCTGTCATCGTGGGAGTCATCCTGTACCTGCTGATCGGGAAGACGCCGTGAAAGTCCTGCGATGGTGGGCGATGGTGGTCGTCCTGTCCGTGGCCGTGGCATACGCGGTCGCATACGGGCAAGACGTCGGCCAGCGCCTTGATGAGGCCGAACGGGACCGTACGGCACTCGCTCAGCAGGTACGGGACCTGGGCGGCACGCCCGTCGTCGGCCCACGGGGCAGCGACGGGGCCGCCGGTCAGAACGGCACCAACGGGCGGGACGGACGCGATGGCAAGGACGGGTCTCCTGGAGCGGACGGCAGCCCGGGGCCGAGCGGCCCGCCAGGACCGAACGGCGTTGCGGGACTGGCTGGACCGAATGGCCCACGGGGCGATGCAGGTGCGCCAGGGCCCACCGGACCCGCCGGACCACAGGGGGAGCCGGGGCCGCAGGGTGACCCCGGTCCTCAGGGTCCGGCAGGTCCGAGCGGGCCACCGGGGCCGCAGGGTGACGCCGCCGAGGCCTGCCCGGCGGGGTACGAGGGTGAGATCGTAGAGCTGCACGGGCATGACTACTTCATGTGCCGAAAGGTGACGTAAGGGGCGAACGGGATGGGCGAGCAGACCTGGACACGGCGTGACGGAGAGACATCCGTCGCCTACGAAGCGTTCAAGGAGTACCTCCACCAGGGCAGCGCGCGCACTCTGGCTTCTGTCGGGGAGGCGTTGGGAAAATCCGAAGCGCTCATGGAACGCTGGTCAGCCGTCCACGACTGGGTAGCCCGCTCGCGTGACTACGACAGCTACATCGTCACCGCCGACACGGACGGCATGGTCCACGCCCTGGCCGAAACCAGGGACAAGAACCTCGCCCTCATGGACAAGCTCCGGGGCCTGCTGGACTCCCGGCTCGACGACTTCATCGAGAACCGGCAAGACCCCACCATCCGGTGGACACAGGCCTGCGTCGCCATGACGAAGATCGAGGCCAACTCCCTCGCCATGGCCGACACCAAGAAGTCCACCGAGAAGATCGTCCAGATTGAAGCGATGATCGAACGCGCACTGGAGCTCCAGAACCGGGTCCCGGAGGAGGCATGAGCCTGACCCGGGCCGAGCTGGAGCGCATGAGCCCCGCCGACCTCAACCGGCTCGGCGACCTCCTCGAACAAGTCATCACCGACGCGGAGTCCGGCAAGGTCCCCTGGCGCTGCGGCCGCCAGGGCTGCGACGGCAGGCCCCACAAAGGCGCCCCCGGCCGCCACGCCCGCGCATCCCAGCTCGCCCCCGAATGGGAATGGGACGTCTGGCTCGCCCTCGCAGGCCGTGGCTTCGGCAAGACCCGGCTCGGCTCCGAATGGGCCATCGAGAAGGCACGCACCCAGGAACGCGGAGCGCTGATCGGCCCCACCGCCGCCGACACCCGCGACATCCTCGTTCAGGGCGAGAGCGGCATCCTGGCCTGCGCCCCCGCCACCTTCCGCCCGGTCTACAACCCCTCCAAACGGCAGCTCACCTACCCCAACGGCGCCATCCAGACCCTGTACAGCGCCGACGAGCCCAACCGCCTGCGCGGGCCCCAGCACCACTACGGCTGGTTCGACGAGATGGCGGCCTGGCGCTACATCCAGGAAGCCTGGGACATGGCGCAGCTCGGCATGCGCCTGGGCGACCACCCGCAAATCTGCGTCACCACCACCCCCCGGCCGCTCCCCCTCATCAAGCGGCTCGTTAAGGACGAACGCACCGCCCTGACCAAGGGCACCACCTACGACAACCTCCACAACCTGGCAGCCACCTTCCAGCGCGCCGTCATCGCCAAGTACGAGGGCACCACCCTCGGACGCCAGGAGCTGAACGCCGAGGTCCTCTCGGACCTGCCGGGCGCGCTCGTGGCCATGCGCCACATCGACAACAACCGCGTGACCACCACCCCCACCGACCTCATCGACATCGTGGTGGGCATGGACCCGGCGGGCACCGGCGTAGGCGATGAGACCGGACTCGTGGTCGTGGGCCGGGGACCCGACGGGCGCAGCTACGTCCTGCACGACGGCTCGGAGAAGCTGTCCCCCAACGACGCCGCGAACCGGGCCTGGGGCCTGGTCGAATCCTGGTCCGCCAGCCTCCTCGTGGTCGAGGACAACGGCGGCAAGGACTGGATCGAATCCGTCCTCAAGGCCGTGCACAAGGAGCGCGGCGGGGACAGGCACTCGGCGCCGCTGCGCCGCGTCAACGCCTCCCAGGGCAAGCGCCTGCGCGCCCAGCCCGTGGCCATGCGCTACGAGCAAGGACGCGTCTGCCACGTCGGATCCTTCCCCGACCTCGAAGACCAGCTGACCACCTGGATCCCCGAGGAGGACCCCACCGACTCCCCGGACCGCCTGGACGCCATGGTTCACGGCATCACCCACTTCATGAAGAAGTACGACCGTAGCGAGACCAACCTGATCTCCCCGCACGCGCTCAAGGGCCTCGCCCAGGGCGAACACCCGGCCATCGCCGCCCGGCGCCGCGCCCAGGCCCAGAAAGCCTCATGATGGGGACACACATGGACACGATCACGATCGTCATCGCCGCACTCGTCACCGCCCGCGTCACCCGCCTCATCACCACCGACCGGCTCACCCAGGCCCCGCGCACCTGGATCCTCTCGCGCCTGGACTCCGACGGTCTCGCCGCCTACCTGGTCGTGTGCGACTGGTGCGCGTCCTTCTACGTCGGCATCGCCGTGGCGGGCGCGGGCGCCTGGGCCGACCTGTGGTCGTGGCCGTGGATCGTCCCCCTGGGGCTGGCGTTCAGCTACGTGGCCGGGATGCTGGCCCGAGGAGAGGCAGAGTAGATGGGGATCCGGGAAGCATTCCGTATCGGCACCGGCGGCAAGGAGCCGCCCGCCAAGGCCATCGTGGCGGCCGCCATGCCCATGAGCGGGCCCGGCGTGCAGCTGGTCAACCGCTCCCGGCAGCAGACCAGCCAGGAGCAGTGGCAGCGCGAGGCCTGGTACTACTTCGACGCGATCGGGGAGCTGCGGGGCCCCCTGGTGTGGATCGCCAACGCCATCTCGCAGGCGGACTTGCACGCCACCGACCTGGACCCCGACACCGGCAAGCCGACCGGACCGTCTGAGGACGAGCGGGCGCAGGCCGTCGCCGCGCAGGCCCTGGGCGGCGTCAGCCAGCGCAGCGGACTCCTGCGCCTGGTGGCGCTGTGCTGGCAGGTGTGCGGCGAGGCCTGGATCATCATCCGTCCGCAGCCGAACAAGCGGGGGCGTCCGCAGCCCGACGCGTGGCTGGTGCTGTCCGGCAACAAGGTGCGCCCCCACGGGGACCGCTGGGAGTACACCGACCCGTACACCGGGGCGATGGTGCAGCTCGGACCCAACGACCGCTTGATCCGTGTCTGGTGTCCGCACCCCGACGACCAGGCCAAGGCGGACAGCGCGGTGCGACCGGGGCTGCCCATCTGCCGGGAGATCGTGAAGAGCTCCCAGAACATCGCCGCCAGGCTCGACTCCCGCATCGCCACCAACGGCGTGGCGGTCATCGCTGACGAGCTGAACTTGTCGGGCGAGAGCTTCATGGCGCAGTTCATGACGGCGGCCGAGCTGGGGCTCCAGAACCCGGGGCAGGCGTCGGCTCAGGTCCCGATCGCCTTCAACGCCCCGGCGGAGCACATCGCGGCCGGTGGCGCGTTCGCACACTTCGACCTGTCCACTCAGTTCGACGCGGCCGTGGTCGACCTGCGCGAGGCGGGGCTGAGGCGTCTGGCCGCGACGCTGGACATGCCCAAGGACGTGGCCGAGGGCACGCAGGGCGAGTCCAACCACTGGTCGGCGTGGCAGGTGGAGGAGTCCACCTACAAGATCTTCATCGAGCCGCTACTCAAGGCCGTGGGCGACGCGCTCACCGAGCACTGGATGCGCCCGGCCCTGATCGCCATGGGCCTGACCCCCGATGAAGCCGAGAGCCAGGAGATCGGCTGGGACACGACCGCGATCGTCGCCCGGCCCGACGACACCGAAGTCCTGGAGTCCCTGTACGACAAGGTGCTCATCTCGGACGAGTACATGCTCACCGAGCACGGTGTGTCGCTGGACGCCATGCCCTCGGAGGAGGAGCGCACCCGCCGCGTCCTGGAGAAGATCGTCACCGGTGCGCCCACGCTGCTGGCCGACCCGAACGTAGCCGAGGCCCTGGGCCTGGGCATCGAGATCTCCCCGGTCGCCGCAGGCGTGGAAGCCGAAGTGGGTGCGGGCGGGGAGCTGGAGCTCCCGGAGCCTGAGCCCGTACCCGACAACGTGCGGGCGCTGCCGGGTACGCAGGGCCAGGAGCCCGAGGCCGAGCCTGTGCCGGAGGGGCTGGTCGCCGCAGCCGAGCTGATCGTCTACGACGCCCTCTCGCGCGCGGGCGGGCGCCTGCTGACGAACCAGAACCGGGGTCAGTTCAAGTCCACGCCCCGGCATGAACTGCACACGGTGATCCCGTACGGGGAGGCTGCGCACGAGATCCTGGAAGGCTCGTTCCAGTTCACCGACCCGGTGGCCGAGGCTTTCGGGTACTGGCCGCGCACCCTGCGCGAGGAGCTGCGGGACTACTGCGTGCGGTTGCTGATGAACGAGAGGCCGCACGACCGTGAGGAGCTGCGTGCCGTACTGGCCGCGCTCCCCAAGGAGCACAAGCGGTGACCACGCCCCCGCTGGGCGAGGACCCGAACCTGCCGCAGCGCCTGCGCGCCCAGGCGTTCATCCGGGAGGGGGAGTCGCGCATCGCCCGGACCTGGTTCCGGGGGCTGACCCGCTTCCTGGACCGGGTGCGCCCGGACGTGCTGGCCGAGGGGCGCATCGATCCCGGCCGTGTGAGCGACCACACGGGGTTCTGGACCCGGGTGGTGGACCAGGAGGTGGTGCCGGAGGTGGCAGGCGTTCTGGCGGACGCCTGGCGCCGCGTGACCGAGCGCGGGGATCCGCCCACCGACCCGTGGGTGTCCGGCTACCTGAACGAGGTAGGCAACCGCATGTCGAACACGCCCGATGAGGTCTACGGGCTGATCGTCATGGCGGTCGAGGAGGGCATCCAGGAGGGGCTGGCGCTGGAGCGGGTACGGGACGAGATCCAGCTCATCCTGACGGCCACGGGCACGCCGTACTGGCGCAACAGGGCCATGACGGTGGCGCGCACGGAGACGATCGGGGCCGTGAACGCCGGGATCTTCCGCAGTGCGCAGCTGGAGGCGCAGGCGCGCGGCGACGTGGCGCCGTTCAAGCAGTGGATCGCCACCGAGGACGCGCGTACGCGGCCCACGCACCGGGCGGCCGACCAGCAGCGGACGCTGCTCTCCTCCCCGTTCCGCGTGGGGGGTGCGGACCTGATGTTCCCAGGGGATCCGCGCGGCCCTGCGTCCGAGGTCATCAACTGCCGATGTTCCGTAATCCCTGTCATACTTGGTGAAGAGATCGATTGGACCGATCGTCAGCAGCCAAGAGGAGCAAGCTCGTGACGCGCATCATCCCCAGGGACAAGACGTACTTCCAGGCACGCGTGAACGTCACTGAGGCGGGCTGCTGGGAGTGGAGGCTGTTCAAGCGGAAAGCGCAGCGAGGCGGTTACTACGGTCAGTGCAGCGATCCCGAGCTGGGCCGGGCCGCCGGAGCGCACCGAGTGGCGTACAAGAATCTCGTAGGGCCTATCCCCGAGGGCCACGAGGTGGACCACCTGTGCAGTAACACGCTGTGTGTCAACCCGGAGCACCTGGAGGCGGTGACTCCGGCCGAGAACAAACGGCGCACCCACGAGCGTGGCAACACGGTGAACCAGCACACTGTGAAGGAGACGTGCCCGACGCACGGAACGCCGTACGACATGGAAAGCAGGCGGGGCGACGGGCGTACATTCCGTTCCTGCCGGGCCTGCTACCGGGACTACCAGCGTGAGTACCAGCGTGGCGTACGCGCCCGACGAAAGGCGGCAGAGTGATGGACCTTGTGACGTGGCACCTGATCCACGCGTGGCCTGAGATCCCGACGGATCCCGAGGAGGTGCTGACCATGGTCAGCCAGAACGAGCTCAACCTCGACCAGGACCTGTTGCTGTACCTGTGGGCACGCTCCGAGATGGGGGCGTGATGGCCAGGACATGGAGCGCGGTCCTCGCGCGCCTGGGCGTACCCACGGGCGACGGCAGGATCATCGCACCGGGCGGGGGCAGCAGCAGGGACCTTCCGCTGCCGCTCCAGTGGCAGGAGCTGTCCGACGACGGCCACGGGGGTTCGCGTGTGGTGGCGCGCATGGAGTCCCTGTCCATCGGGGACGGCATGGTGACGGCCACGGGGACGATGCTGGACTCGGCTCCGTACGCGGTCATCGAGCAGCTGGAGGCGGGGCTCCTGGGCCCCTCGGTGGACCTGGACGACATCGAGTACACGGTGGACGACCAGGAGCGCCTGGTGATCACGAAGTGGCGCATCGCCGGGGCCACGCTCGTGGCCATTCCGGCGTTCGCCGACGTGTCGCTGACGCTGGACCCGCAGCCCGCCGAGCCGGTGGGCGACCCCGAGGGGGACGGCGGGATGTCGGAGATGTACATCCAGGATGGTGTTTTGTACGCCTCCGCCGCTCCCGCGCTCCCGCCCACGGGCTGGTTCCGCCAGCCCGACCTGGACCGCCTGACCCCGTTGACGGTGAGCGACTCGGGCCGGGTGTTCGGGCACATCGCCGGGTGGGAGACCTGTCACGTGGGTCTGCCGGGGTGCGTCACGGCGCCGTCCTCGCCGTCCGGCTACAGCTACTTCCACGTGGCGGAGCAGCCGACGGCCGAGGGCTACACGCTGCCGGTGGGGACGCTCGTGGCGGGGCCGCGCCATGCAGACCCCCAGGCGGCCTTCCAGGCGGCCGCGCAGCACTACGACGACCCTTCGGCCGCTGTGGCCCGCGTCGTGGCCGGAGAGGACGAGTACGGCATCTGGGTGGCGGGCTGGATGCTGCCCGGGGCGACGCCGGAGGCGGTGAACATCTTCCGCACGTCGCCGGTGAGCGGGGACTGGCGCCGGATCGGCGGGGCGCTGGAGATGATCGCGGTGTGCAGCGTGAACGCTCCGGGGTTCCCGGTCCCGCGCGCGCGGGTGGCGTTCTCACTGAACCAGCAGCGGACGCTGATCGCGTCCTCGGGGATCGTGCCGGTGGCCGCTCACGTGCACGACGTGGGCAACCCCGACGAAGACGGCGGGGTCCTGGACGACTGGGACAACTGCCGTGACCCGGGGTGCCCGGGACCGGAGCCCGGGGTGATGAGCGGGGGGCCGGTGGAGCTGCGCATCCCGACTGAGGACGACGCGAAGACCGCCCGGGCCCGGTGGGCGTGGGCGCTGGCCGAAGGGACGAAGTGACATGGCGTGTGGGAGCTGCGGGCAGCG